GCCGAGCTGGTCGGGTTCTGCGCGTAGTTGTTCCAGCCCGACTCGCCCATGACCAGGGCGTTGAACTGCGGCCAGTACGCACCCCAGCCCATCGAGTTGAGCAGCCGCCGGCCGATCTGCTGGTTCGACAGGGTGTCGCCGTACAGCGCGGTATCCAGCCCCATCGCGAGGGGCACGAGCCCCTTCTTGACCATCGCCGACATCGCGGCGGGCATCCCGCCGAATATCTTCTTGGCGATGTCGCCCCAGTTGCTGGGGCTCATGCCGTCGATCAGCCCGTCGATCAGGTGGCCACCGAGCCCGCGCATCACCTTCGACGGCGACGAGATGCCGAAGAAGTCCTTGACCGCGTTGATGATCGGGTCGACGATCTTGGACTTCACCCAGTCTCGGATGTCGTTCATCTTGTCGACCACGCCGGCCTTCAGGCGGCCGATGAGTTGGCCACCGAGGCGAAGCAGCTTCTCCGGAAGGTTCGCCAGCCGGTCGGGGATGGACTTGATCTTGTCGATGACCCACTGGACCGCCTGGCCGTGCATCTCCTTCAGCCTGTCCCAGGCGTCGCGGAAGATGTCCTTGATCTTCTCCCACCCGTCGCGGAGCAGCTCCCGCCAGTTGCTGATCCCGTCGCGGATCTTGTCCTTCAGCCAGTCCCACGCCCTGCCGGTGAGGTCCTTGATCCCGTCCCAGGCGCGGCCGAACAGGTCCTTGATGCCGTCCCACGCCTTCTTGGTCAGATCCTTGACCGCGTCCCAGGCCGAGTCGATCAGCACCTTGATGAGCTTCAGCGCGGTCCGGAGGTAGTTCTTGATCTGGTCCCAGACACCGCTGAAGATGTTCTTGATCCCCTCCCACACCTGGGACCAGTCGCCCTTGATGATTCCGGTGACGACCTGGATGACGCCCTTGATGATCTTCAGCGCGTTCTTGATCGTGTCCCGGACGTAGGGCCAGACGATCTTGATGACCCGCATGATGTCGTCCCCCCACTTGTCCCAGATGGCACGGATGGTGGAGACGATGCTGGCGACGGTCTCCCCGACGTCCTGCATGACCGACACGATCGTCTTGCGGATCTCGGGCCAGTTCTCCTTGACCCAGGCGACGATGGCGTTGAACGCCGGGGTCAGCTTCTCGCGCAGGTCGGCGGCGAACGCCTTGATCGCGGGCAGGCCCTCGTCCATGAACCAGGTGGCGAGGTCGGTCAGGACGGGGAGCAGCTTGGCGCCGATGGACTCCTGGGCCTCGTCGAACATCAGCTTGAGCCGACCCATGCGGCCGGACAGCGTGTTGGCCTGGACCGCGGCCTGACCCTTGAAGGTGTCCGACATCTTCCGGACGGCCTGGTCGAAGGTCAGCGTCTCGCCGTTGGCCTTCTTCGTCTCGATGCCGAGCCGTGACAGACCGGACACCTGGCCGTTCTGCGCCTTCATCAGCGCCTCGGACACCGACTTCAGCGACTTGCCGGTGCCGGCCGAGACGTCCATCGCCAGGGAGGCGAGCTTCTGTGCCTCGCCGACGTCGCCGGTGGCCTCGGTGAGCCGCTGCAGCGCGGGCCGGAGCTCGTCGTCGGTGACACCGAGCGAGCGGCCCTGAGCCGAGATCCACTTCTCGACGGAGGCGACCTGGGCGTCAGTGGCGCCCGCGCTGCTCTTCAGCGTCTCCGCGAGCTTCGCCTGCGACGCCTCGTCCTCGGCCGCGGCCTTCGCCGCGTCGTACATGAACTTCCCGGCCACGGCGACACCGGCGGCCAGGCCGACGGCCGCGAACTTGCCGACCTTCTTGAACGTGTCGCCGAGCTTCGACGTGGTCGTGTCGATGTTGCGGGCGGTGCGGGAGGCGGACTTGTCGTCACCGAGAAACTCGATGGTGACGCGACGGCTAGCGGCCACTGTTCGCCTCCCTGTTCGCCTTCTCGGTGTCGTCTCGGTATTGCCGCAACTGGCTCAGGTACTCCGACACCTCGAAGAGCGTCATCCGGTCGAAGTCCCACGGCTTGAGGCCGTAGAAGCGCGTCAGGGCGGGCAACTGCTCGAGCAGCGCCGCCCTCACGCTTCCGGGGGTGCCTCCGCTTTTGCCTCGTCCTCGGCGACGTCGCTGATGTCGACGTCGAAGCCGATCTCGGCGGCGACCTCGGCGTAGGTCAGCAGCTCCTCGCCGTTGGTCCGGCGGGCCATCCAGATGATCGCCGCCATCAGGTCGAGTGCCCGGTCGCCCGCGGCCATCGCCTGAACCATCCCCTCGAACGGCATCCCGTACTGGGTGCGTAGGGCGTGATCGTCCAGCGCGGTCATGTCGCCGACACGCAGCGTGTAGACGGTGCCGTCGACACGGATGGCCAGCTTCTCGTTGAGGGCCTTCTTGCGAGCGGCCTGGGAGCTTCGGGTGACCTTGCGGTTCAGCGACGGACGTGTGGCCGGCGCCTTCTTGGTGTTCGACATAGTGACCTCGACTTTGGTGGTGACTACCGCGGGAAGGACTTTCGGATCAGGTCGCCGAGCGCGTCCTCGTACTGCTCGACGATGCGAGACTCGTTGTCCCTTATGGACGGATATACAAAGTAACCAGCGGTTCGGCCGGACCCGCGCCACACGTCGAACTGGCGGTAGCCGACATAGGTGCCGGTCGAGCGGCGGCGTTGCCCCTCACGGTTGGCGCCGAACTCGGAGCCACCCATCCAGGGCGCGGACGCGCCACCGAACCCGACCGACGCTGACTTCACACCGGCCGAGGCCCGGATGGTCGGGGCGCCCTTCGCGGCCGAGCCACCGAGCGACAGCGCCCTCGACTTGGCCGCGTCGGCGGCGATCTGCGCTGCCTTCTTGTTCGCCAGCCGTAGTTCCTTCGCCAGGTCCTTGTCCATGCCCTTCAGGACCTTGGACAGCTGGGCGAGACCCTCGACCTGGATGTCTCCGGTCTTGACCTTCGCCATGGCTACGGCGTGGTGTCGGCGGAGGCGTAGTCGAGCGTGATGGGCGAGCCGGTGCCGGTCCAACGGACCACCCCGGACAGCGTCTGGCTGATGCCGGTCGGGCCCTCGGTGGCACCCGTCCAGGAATCGAACCGGGCGGCCGGGATCGTCAGCTTCAGCTGCGGGAACAGCGTCGAGCCCAGCAGGGTCGGGCCGTTCCAGGTGGCGATGATCTGCGCCAGCGCCCCCGCACGGGTCGCCGAGTGGGCACGGGCACGTTGGGTCAGGTCGGAGAAGTCCGCCGACATGCTGAACTCACCCATGCGCCGACCGTTGGTCGGCTCCTTCTTCAACGTGTTCGCCCGGATGAACCGACGGTCGACGTTGTAGGCGTTGTCCCACGAGCACGAGAACTCGGTGATGTCGAAGGCCGAGCCGCCGATCGTCACGACCCCGCCCGCCCAGGTGAGGTTCTCCATCGACGTCGGGTACGACGCGGTCGCCAGAGCGATGGCATCGGACACGGTCTGGAAGTCGACGTCCAGGTCACAGACGAGGTTGCCGTCCACGCTGTTCGACAGCGTCCACTTCGTGATCTTGCCGCCCGAGTAGGTGAACGGCTGGTTCGTGCCCGCGGGATGAAAGGGCCTGTTCACCTGGAGGCTGAACATGTCGCCGATCAGCTCATTGACGGTGCCGCTGTGGGTGAACACCGTGGTCTCCGCCGGACCAGTGGTCGCGACGGCACCCAGCATGTGCTTCAGCCAGTAGCCGAACCCCTTGGTCATCACGTCGAGCTGCACCGTGCCGGCCGCGCCCGCGAAGTACGGGGTGAACCGGTCGTTCCGCTGGACGAAGGTTCCGGACCGGAGCGGGTCGCCCTCGGTGCGGCCCTCGGTCTCGCTGATGGACTCACTGTTGTATTCGTAAAACTTGGTGACCGTGACGGGCGTGCCGTACGTCACCTCGTCGACGATGCCGAGCTGATGGTCGAGCGCGCCCATCACTCACTCTCCTTGGTCTTGGCGCCGGACTTGACCGACTCCCAGTTGGTGGGTTGATCGAGCAGGCCCTCGGCCAGCTCGTCGGGGACGTCGACCGTCTTGCCTCGTGCGCAGACGATCCCGGTGTCGCCGATCTCGACCTCGTCGTGGCCGCCGACGTACTTGACCTTCATGTGAGCCTCGCTTGGTATCGGATGGTGTAGATGAGCTCGGCGAGCGAGCCTGTTTCGGCGGTGGCGTTGTTCAGCTCCCAGCCGTCCACGACGGCCCAGTTCAGTCCGGTGACGCCGCCGAGGGTCTTGTGGTCGGCGACCCATTCCTCGACCTCGGTGCCGATCTCCAGGGCGCGTTCCTCGGCCTGCTCCGGCGTCCCGTTGACGAGGACGCGGACGATAACCTCGAACGTGCCGTCGTCGGTGCGGCGCCTGCGGCCTGCGCCGAGCGCGGCCGTTGGCTGGTCGGCCCTGGCGCGGCCCATGAAGATGCACTCGCGCTCGGCCAGATCGTCACCGGGCCAGCCGTAGGTGACCTGGAGGAAGGTGCCTCCGGACATGCCGGGCTGACCCGTGAGGCCGTCGACAAGCGCCCGCTTACAGGCGACGACGACGGACCCGGCCATCAGGCGAATCCGAACCGCAGGGCCAGCTTGTCGCGCCAGCCGATGATGACCTGATCGACCTCGGGCAGCCCGGTCGGCCGGTCCTTGCCGGGGATAGACAGCTGGACGTTGCTGTCGTTCATCGTGACCGAAGTGGCGCGGTCGGAGATCCCCACAGAGACAGCGGTGCGCATCACCCGGTAGCGGGCACCCTGCAGCGCGGCGTCAAGGATGTCGTCGGGCGGCTCGGTGGAGTAGCCGGCGTCGTAGGTGATCTCGACGTTGCGGGTGCCGGAATCCCACGGGATGAACCCGGAGTAGCTGCCGACCGTGCGCCGGTAGATGCGGCTGCCGTCGGCCTGGACCTCGGCAAGGTCGCCAGCGTCGAAGGCGACGCCGTTCGACGTGACCGCCGTGACGCCGACGACGAACCGCTTTGACAGCAGCAGCCGGCCGTCGGCGTCCTGCGAGTCTCCGTCGAGCGTCTCGGTCCACGACCGATGGACGAACGACGTGCGGACCTCGCGCTCGATGAGCGCCTCGATCCACTCGCCGGCCGCGGTCAACCGGGCGTCGCTGTACTTCGTGAAGTCGTTCATGTCGGGCATCGCCCGCAGGTCCGACAGGGTGAAGTACGTCAGCGCCATCGGTCAGTCCTTCGACTCCGGCTCCCGGGCGAAGCCCCGGTGCGTGTCGTAGTGGGCCTTGCACAGGCCAGGCACGTACTCGGCTGCCTGGTCGCATCCGTCGACGGCGCACGCCGAGGCTTCCGACTTGGAGTCGGAAGCCTTCGACGCTGCCTGCTTCTTCGCCGCCGCCATGGCTCAGGCGATCGTGACGTTGATCTTGCGGACCGAATCCGTCGCGTACCGAACGAGCACGGCGGTGTACGCCCAGATGCCCAGCTCGATGCTCTCGGGACCGCTGCGCTCCTCGTACCGGAACCGCATCACGTCCGACTCGAACAGCAGCGTGTCCGACGCCCGCAACGCGGCGTAGGTGTCCGGGTAGGTGCCGGCTCCCATGCCCTCGGTCGCGACGATGCCCAGACCACGGATCCGGCCGTCGACGGCGACCGTTCCGACGCCGACCACGTTGAACGCCTGGCCGGCGGTCTCCTCGCCGATCAGCGGGCGGCCGGTCGAGTCCTTCAGCTTCAGGAACTCGCCGTACCGCTCGATCGTCGTCGCGAGGATGTTGGCGGGCACCTTCCGCGCCTTGCGGACGCCGATGGCCAGGTCGACCACCGATCCCTGCGCGGCCTGGAACGCGGCCTCGTTCGCCTGCGCGGTCAGCGCCACACCGGCCGCCTTCACCGCCGTGCCGACCTTCAGCTCGACCTGCCGGTTGTACTCCGACAGGAGGTCGCCGTAGATCAGCGCATCGACCGCCGGAGTCGACATCTCGACCAGTTGGCGGGACACGATCTGCTTGCCACGAGTCGGCTTCGGCACCACGGTGTCGACAGAGCTGGCGAACTTGTCCGTGCTCGGCGTCACGTCGTTCTCAGCCGCCTGCTCGGCCGGAACCACGGCGTCGGCACCGGTCGTCTGCTTCGGCAGCGTCAGCGGCCGGGGGTCGGAGCCGAGCGGGATGTTCCGCACCGCACTGGCCAGGGAGCGTCCCTGACGGGCCATCGCGGCGTACTCGTCGGTCAGCCACTTCGGCGGCACGATGCCGGCACCGGCACCCGCGGTCGTCAGAGCACGGTTGTGCTCGACCAGCCGACGGGCCGCGTCGGCGTCGTTGTCTCCCCGTGCGCTGTACATGTCGGCGAAGAACGAGTGCTCGGACGACCGGGTGTAGTGGCCGGGGTCGCGGTCCTGGGTGTGGAACCGGGTCTCGCCGCTCTCGTCGGTCGGGACCAGCGACGCGGCGAGCCCTTCGACCTTGCGGTTGCGGGTCTCGACCTCGGTGAGGTCCTCGATCTGGGTGGCGAGGGTCTTGGCCTCGTCGGACTGCTCCTTGATGGATCGGAGCTCGTCCTCGGTGAGGTCGCGCTCCTCGTCGGCGGCGCGGGTCTGCAAGCCCTCGATGCCGGACTTGAGGCCGTCGTACCGCGTACGGAGGCGCTCGAGGTAGGGGTTGGTGGACATGGGTGTGTCTCCTGGT